CCTTGGGAGGGGATACTATGAAACTACAAACGATAGAAAGATTTTTAAACCGCGAAGATGTATTCACTTGGCTTGATGGTGAATACCTCGATATACCAGATGAGATAGCTGATGAGTTTGTGGCTTTGGCTATCAGAGAATCTGGTTTTGACTTCCTAATCAGCGCACTCCACACGCAAGCCTACTGCGAGACATTCGCCACAGACCTAGTGCAAGCACTGCAATCTGGTCGCCTGTTTGATATAGCGATGTTTCACGAAAGAGCCATTGAAGCACTCAGGGGTTACGCTCGATACGTCCTAGATTGTAATGCGGACATTGCAATCGCAGCTTACAAGAAGTTCCAACGCCAGTATGAAGAAGGCGAAATCCAGAACGCCAAAATTCTAGAATTCAAACCATTTTAAGAGGGGAATAACATGACTTGGGAAACACTCAGCAAGATTGATGTAAGCGAATATATCGACAAGAAAGGTACTCTTAACTACCTCTCGTGGACTTGGGCATGGAAAGTACTCATGGAGCATTACCCTGATTCTGTCTATGAATTCGCACCTAATGAGTATCACCCTGACGATTCAGTGACGGTTCATTGCACTCTGACTGTAGACGGTATGACTCGTTCGATGTGGTTGCCAGTGATGGATAACCGCAGCAATTCCGTATCAAAACCGACTAGCCGTCAAATTTCTGACACTAAGATGAGATGTTTAGTCAAAGCAATCGCAATGTTTGGGCTTGGAGCTTACATCTACGCAGGAGAGGACTTGCCAGAAGATAACTCAACCATCTCTGATGCTCAGATTGATAATCTCAAAAAACTCCTAGAGGAAACGCAAAGTGATGTAGTTGCATTTTGCGAAAAACAAATGAAAGTTTCGTCACTTAATAAGATTCTAGCGAAGGATTACGATACAGCTTTAGCTGCGATTAACCTCAAAAAGCAACTACAAGAACAAAATGCTAAAAAGGAAAAGGAGACAATGAAATGAGCGATCCAGTAATGGTAGACCTAGAGCGTTACTTGTCTGCACAAGAGAAGGCGTTGGAAGAGGAAGAGCAGCGCGAGCTAGAGAGATTGGCAGAAATAAAAGCTGACATCTTTAGTATTCTTAATGCTCCGATTGAAGTATCAGACAAGCTCGACAGGTTAGTTAGTCTAGTGGAGTTTGAGATTCAAGAGGCTAGAAATGAGGCTTATTGAGTGCGAGCAAGGCAGTGATGAATGGATTGCCGCAAGGCTAGGAGTTCCATCAGGGTCAATGTACTCAAGGATTGTCACCACTAAAGGCGAATGGTCTAAGTCTGCACAAGGTTATATTGACCAGTTAATCATGGAGAAGGTTACGGGACAGCCTACCAAGTTTGAGCAGAATGAATGGATGCTGCGAGGGACAGAGTTAGAATCTGAAGCTAGGGATTGGTACTCCTTCATCACAGACCAAGAGGTTACAGAGGTAGGGTTTTGTTTACACGACACACTAGCTACTGGATCGTCACCTGACGGTCTGGTAGGAGAGGACGGAGGGCTAGAGATTAAATGCCCTATGCCTGAGACGCATATAAAAACGCTCAAGGCTCAGGTTATACCGTCAAAGTATTATGCACAGGTCATGGGCAATCTGTGGATAACAGGCAGGAAGTGGTGGGACTTTATGTCCTATTGCCCAGAGGAGGACTTCTTCATTACTCGCATTGAGAGAGATGAGGATTACATTGCCAAGCTCGAAGAGCATTTGACTAGAGCTGTGGCGTTAATTGAGGAGGGCGTACAAGCCTTTTAGGAGGGAGGTATGGGTAAGGTTTACGCTGTCACAGATGAATCGGGCTGCATGAGGTGGCAAGGCATGAGTCTGTGCAACTTAAGAGACGAGGCTCAAGGAAAGCAATTTAATCCTTGGAAAAAACTCAATGGGTTGAAAGGAGGGAAAGAGTACGAGGTTTGGCAGTTCTTTGCAGAAAATAACAAAGAGCAACTAGCATTTAGAGAGATTGAGGATTTTAATTCTCTTGCTTCTCACGCTAGATGGCAGTTAGACCTTGGTCATTATGAGAAGGTAAGAATTTACCGCCCTAATTTTGGAGCAAAAACGAGAGTGTTAAAAGCTAAAGGTATGCTTTTCATGTTGTATGGTGGAAAGATATACACTAAATCAATCAAGAATTTTAACGAAGAAGGAGATAAAGATGGAATACGATAACACTAACCGTGGTGTGCTGTTTAAGCAGACTGACAAGACTAACGAGAAAGCCCCTGATTACAAGGGTAACTTCAACTACAAAGGCAGCGAGTTCAAGATCGCAGGATGGATCAAGATGTCTAAGACAGGCAATCCTTTCTTGAGTATTTCTGTAGATGATTTTGTACCTCAGCCGAAGGAAGAGATTTCATCTTCTGATATTCCTTTTTAATTTGATGGGGGCGCAAGCCCCCTGCTTTTGGAGGTAGCAATGCACACAGGACAATGTATACAGAAAGCCCACGAGAAGACAGGGATACTCAGGAAGACAGTAGCAGACAAGATCGGTATGGAAAGACCTAACTACTCACACCTGCTTTCGCGGAAGAATATGTTGGTCACTACCTTTTATGACGTTTGTCAAGGACTAGGAATGACAATGGATGAGGTTTTAAAACTTAATGAATCTAACAACGGATGATCTTACTCAAGGTGAGTTCTGGGTTGTACACAACAAACACTCTCTTGATATGTTTCAGAAACACATAGAGCATTTGTATGACACTAAAGGGTATGTCACCCTGAAGTGGAAGACAGGCAAGACCAGAACGCACAAGCAGAACAATGCGCTTCATGTTTACTGCCGCCAGTTGGCAGAGGCTTTGAACGATGCAGGGTATGACATGAAGAAAACCCTAAAGCATGAGACTGAAATACCGTGGACAACAGAACTGGTGAAAGAATACCTATGGAAAACTATACAGGAAGCTGTCATTGGTACTGACTCTACCTCGTCAGCAGCAGGAGAGGATTACGATAAGGTGCATCAGGTTTTAAGCAAGCATCTTAGTGAGAAGTTTAATATCTATATTCCGTTTCCAACAAGATGATAGTATTCAAAGACTTTGACCGAGCCTTAGAAGAGGCTGAGTGGTGTGCTGCTTCAGAGAGGGTTATCTACTATGTCTTTCCTGTTGGGGACAAGTATGTAGTACGCAAGAGGCATGGAGGTAGCCCTAAACCTAAACGCCCACACATAGAGGTTGGGTTTAAACATAGAAAACCCGGAATAAAAAAAGGTTATAGTTATGAGCAGTGACATGATGGAAGTGATACACCAAGCCATTGATGAATTACAGATCGGCTTGGATAAACTTGAAGACAAACAAGTAAAGGAAACATACAATGCCTTAGTGGCTCTTCAAATAGAGTTATACAGAAAGTACACCTCTCATTACACCAAGAGGCTAGGGCTGTATGGACAAAAATCATGAGTATGTAATTCCCTTGGATGTGGAGATAGCTCTTCAAGCCTATCCCATCACCAAGAAAGAGTTCAGTGTCGCTCTATTAAAGATGAGATACGACAGCATGGACGACAAGACACAGCGAAGAGCGGAGAAAACATTACAATCCCTCAAGGATGGTAGGTTTTGGCGATAAAGCGAGCAGTACCCAGACGAGCCAAGAGAAAGTCTAAACCAAAGACTAAGACCTCCGCACAGTTAAAGCAGGAATGCTACAAAGCTGTACAAAAATTAGCCAGATTAGCCGCATCAGATGATAACGGTTATTGCTCCTGTGTTTCATGTGGTGTTACTAAACACTATAAGGATATGCAGGGAGGACACTTCATACCAAAGGGTAGTTCGTCCTACTGGGCGTTAGAAATAGAGAACGTCCATCCCCAATGTGCGGCTTGCAATATGTGGGGAATGAAACACGGTAGCGCAGCACAGCAATACACCCTGTACATGGAGGATATGTACGGCAGAGAGTTCGTAGAAGAGATGCTAGAGAAGAAGTCTACCCCTGTGAAACGGTATAAATCAGATTACGAAGAAATCCTAGCAGAGTTGTTCAAGCTCATTGAGTACCACGAGAAGAGGATTGCATGAACTTTTACAAATCCCTACAGGTATTGGCGAAGACTCATGGCAACGCCAGAAAAGATCTACACAATCCTATCAAGCCTCAGCCTTACTTGGTTGAAGACCAAGACCCTATGGGTATGCTAGGTGAGATGGCGTTTGCCTTGATTACAGGACACGCAGTAGACCTCGAGCAAAGGATAGATGGTGATGAAGGGTACGACTTTATTGTTCCTCTGAAGTTTACTATTGACGTTAAGACAACAGCCAAGACAGAGAAGTCTAATAACCTCATGGTTCAAGAGGGCAAGGTTAAGGCTGACATCTACGTCCTTGCGATGGTAGAGAATGATATGCCAGACTTCGTGGGTTGGGCTTGGGGTAAGCAGGTTAAGGCTGCGCCTACTAGAGACTTTCGCTCAGGTTATCAAAGCCACTACATTCCCATAGATAACCTATTACCTATGGATGAACTTTACAAAAGGCTACACAGATGAAAATCGTAGAAATCTACCCAGTGTCAGTAGAAGAGGTTAATGAATGGCTAGTCGATGCTATGTACACAGCAGAGGGTCATGACCGGAACGTCATTGGCACTATTGGGATTATGCTCGAGGACTTCAGCGGGTTTATCCATGACAATCCAAATCTAAAGAAACTCTTTATGAAATATCTAGAGAGTGCAGAAGCAGAAGACGAGGTAATACATTGAAATCCACAGACTATCAAGTAGCAGGTAGCCACTATCAGAAGCTAAAGATTCAACCGATTGAATACATTATGGCTAATCAGTTGGGGTTTTGTGAGGGAGCTATTGTGAAATACATCTCGCGATGGCGGGACAAAGGGGGAGTGGAGGATCTGCGCAAGATAAAGCAGTTCTGTGAATTCTTGATTGAAGAGGAGCTAAAAAGAAAGCCCCTCCCCACGATGGAGGAGAGGCGTTTACCAAGGGGTTAGTCTTCTAGAGCGTCTTGAATTCTCTTTATATCTCTAGCGCCAAGCAGCGTGTCTTGTATGAACCTTCCGTATGGAGGCAACCTTTGTAAAATCTGAGAGGTTTGAGGATCAAACTTTTCTCCTTTATAGATCGCTTGTAGTTCTTCAGCGAGACTATCAAACAAATTTATTGGCGGCATGACAGCCTCGGCTATTGCAGAGAATGGCTTACCTTGTTGTACTCTGTTCTTAATTACCCATTGAGAAGTACCCATCAATTTAATTGCGTTGGCTACCATTTGATCAGGCATATCTTCTATACTGATTTCATCTCCGCGAGAAATAAAGTCTTTTACTTCTTGAACCGTAGCTCCTGACAAAGGAAGAATGGTTGCATACGCTATGAACTTCTTCATCCCTTCAATTGGGTTGCCATCAGTCAGTTCGTGAACTATTTCTCTTCGCATTACATCAAACTGTTTGATCGTAAAAGATTTCAAGGCATAGAAAACCCTTCCATTATTTGTTTGCAAATATCTTAAAGGCATTTCTGATAAAGACACTGGTTGAAAGTTAGCAAGCTCTGCAAACGCTAACATTTTTACATTGTCTGTAATTTGTCCTGACCTTAAGTCAGACAGAAGAAGATCAAACTCATCGCCAAATGTTGCGCCAAACCTTTTGCGTAACTGCTCTACTCCTTTTTGCGATAAGGCTTGCTTTTGAAACTTGTTGTAAGCAGCATTGACCAAAGTCTCTTTACCAAATTTATCTATTGCTTTAAAGCCACTCCAAGTAAAAGTAAAATCCAAAGCTTTAGCC